AACTGCTACGACTTTCGACGTTTTCTTTAGGCAGAGAATGGCGATTGGCGACGGAAGTAACACCACGTTCGTGATAAGCACGGAAAATAAACGTATCCGCCCTGGCTCATTCCTCTTCTCCTACGTAATCCTAGGTACAACTTACTACGCTCAGGATGACGGGATTGGGGGAATAGTTGACCTCTACGGAGTCTACGTCCAGGCTGGCTCAGTCGTCAACTATGTGACTGGTGCAGTCACTTTGATCCTGAGTTCTGCCCCTGACCAAAACACCAATATCGACGTGGTTTACAACAAGGCTGGGCTAGTCTCGTCATCTGTAAATTACGGAACTGGCCAGCTATCCCTGACGTTTGCAGTGGGCTCTGAGCCTGACAACGGAAAGACGGTCTTTGCAATGGGCTCCTGGAGAGACCATTCGGACTTCGCAGGCGTAGATGTCGTCACTGGGATTATGGTGATGAATCAGGCCAGTAAACGGATCCACCTTCGAGACGCGAGAGGCTATCTTGATGCTGGCGCAGAAGGATATGATGGCTCTGTGTACCCTCACTACTGTAAGCCATTCGATATTTTCAGCATTGCCGCATACATCCGTAAACATAACGGCGCTGAGACTGGATTCCTGAGAATTCGGTTCTGGGACGGCACCTCCACCTACACCCAAGTCACAGCAGGTACGGTGGAGTGGGACTCCTACTCTAAATTTTCCGGAAACTTCTCGATTGTCGATGACCCGTACAATCCTGGTCATAATATTTACCAGTTTGCAGTGACCGAGACCACCAAGCATGACAAGCTGGCCATGGCGTTTCAGGTGCCGGTCGGGGCAAGGGCCTTCTCGGTGGAGTTTGAGACTGACAGCGTAGGTACCCAGGAAGGTGACCAGATATTCTCCATTTCTGGACTCTATCTGTCGCAGGGTACGACTGCAATGTCATACAGTCCCCCGGCAGAGATCACCTACCTCCCACGCCCTACTGATGGGTCGGGAAGCATTGGGCGGGTGTTGGCTTACGACATATATGGGCGAACGAAGTGGGTTGACCCACAATTGCTGGGTGTGGCTGCGATCGCGACGTTGAACGGCCTGTCTGCCTCCATTCAGACTTTCTCGATTGGGGCAGCAGGTAATAGCCCATCGTGGTCCTCCGCCATCAACAACCATTCGCTGAATATCCCCTACGCCAGTACGGCTGGTGTAACTGGGGGACTGGTGGCGTATGCCAACTGGGCCAACTGGCAGGCCATGGCAGGAGGAACCTTCAGTCAGGCAGCGGCACCGAATACGTTTACCCGTGAGTTAGTGCCGTCAGCTGATAATGCCATCGATCTGGGGACGACGGTAAAGAGGTGGAGAGCGATTTACGGGCTCACAGTCTATGCTGACACTGAGCTACAAGTCGGGGGTGCCACAAACCGAGCAACGTTTAACGTTTCGGGGGCCGATTTCCGAATCATCCGAGTCGGGGCGGTTGTCAATTTTAACCTGACTTCCTTTACAACAGTGACAGTCTCTACCCTGACAGCGACAACGGCTCAGGCGAATAGGCTATATGCCCTCGGTGCGTCAGATAACGTCCACCTGGAGGTTGTAGGAAATGCTGTTCAGACCACGAATATCTTCGACATTCGGAACCAGGGCGGGTCTGGCTACTTCCGAGGCAACAACTCTATGGTGTTGTCACTTCTGGGTAACATCGCAGTCACAAACAATGCCATAGGCACAGTGGCCCTACTTGCCAAGGCAGCAGTCGGACAGACAGCGAACATTTTTGCTGTTCAGAATAGTGGTGGCAGTGACCTCATCTGGAGTACCAGCACAGGTGTACTCGGATTGGCAAACTTCGCAGGGGCTCTTGGCACGGGACTTTTCAACATTCCTCAGGCTAGTGTGGCCGGGTTACTGACGCCAGTTAAGGCAGGCTACAGCATCGTCAACCTTCCGACTTGGACGGCAATCACAGGCTCCACTGCCATCAACAATGCACGAGGCTTTGACTGGGTTTGTCTAGGTATTGGCGTCTTAATTAACGGAAGAGTTGACGTACAGATTACGTCGTCTCTGAGTTCATTTGTAATCCGTCTCGACACTGCCATAGCTGGAAACGCTGTCGATGGGTACACCACCGTCTACGGTACGGGAATCGCGTATGCGGTGGGAGGGGCCACCCCTCTGTCGTTCCCTGTCCAGGTAACGGCTTCTGCGGGTAGGATATTCATTGAGGTAATTGACCCCTCGTCATCGGCGGCTCTCGACACAGGTATTTACACAGTGCAGTTTTCTGCCATAGCAATTTAGGAGTTATCATGAAAAGACGGTTTCTGTTTTCGCCACAGTTCCACAAGGCTTTTTCAGCTATTAGCTCTGAAAAGGCGCTCCCCGCTGTTCACAAAGTGGCAATTGCCAAGATGCGAATGGCCTTCGGGGTGGAGGAGAAGATAGTTGCGGAAGTTCGAGATGGTCTGCTTCTGCACTATGCAGACAAGGACGAGGCCAACAACCCAATATGCCAACAGACTCCCAACGGGATTGAATATTCCGTCAGTATGGAGAACCGAAGAAAGATTGACGAGGAACTTGCCCCAGTTTTGGAGGAAGATTTCCACGTCAGTACCCTGCCACTTGCCGCAGTAGTCGACCTCCCTTGTATGGACGCCGAGCTTCTCGGATCGCTTATGGAAGCGGGGGTCGTGAAGGAGAACTGAGAGTATGAAGCCGGAAATGAAAATGAAGGTGCGAAAGAGGGTACAGGAGCATACCGGAAGCTCCAAGCCCTCCAAGCAGATGGAGCACTTTGACAGAGATGAGAAGATCGAGAGTCAACTGGAAGGTGCCTCAAAGAGGGTCTTCAACTTGGTAAGGAGAATGAGACGTGAGTAAGGGACAGAAACCAATGCGCGGCCAGCCCAACCCAGGAATTGCACAGCCCCGCCCACCCCGTCCAAAAATCAGCCCGCGCTACGAGCGCAGCCCTGCTGACAAGTACGAAGGGCCAGAGGACGAGGAACGCTTCATGCGTGGCAAGGAGCCCACCTCGAACATCACCCCGATGAGTGGGGACGAGATGGAGATGCCAGACATTCGCCGCAAGTTCCGCGAGCGTCGGCGCATGAACGATGGACCAGAGGATCGGATGCCGATGGCCACCCCTCCCCCACGCCGCACGCCTCCCCCCTCACGGAGTCCTATGGGGCAGCCAACGCCACGCCCTGCTCCTGGCCCTATGCCGACCCCTACTGAGCCGGGGAAGCAAGACCAGAGGCAATCTAGGCTTCGTAAGGCAATGATGCGGAGGCGTCAGGCATGACGAAGAAGGTAGACACCAAATCCACTGACTACTACAAGCAGGTACGCTCGAAGTATGTCAAGGGTGCTGATGGCTACGGGAAAAAGGTAACACCGTTGCGAGAGAAGTTGCTTGCTCGTAACGGAGGGAAGGACCCTGGTTACAACGTAGTTGCAGCCCATGACAAGCCGGGGCCTCACCCTGGGGATAAGGGCGACGATATCCGGGGGAAATTCGCGTCTCGACGGAAGAACTCTTCCGATGCAGGGAAGCTACGAGCCGCAAGAGCAAGGAAACATTTGCGTGGTAGATCCTAATATCCTGTACCGCGAGTACATGGCAGAACTACTCGCGGAAAGAGAACTGAATGACAGCCTGTTCATCCCATGGGAGCCGACCGCTATTCCGTTCTTGCAACAGCTAGAGTTCCTGCAAGACACCACTCTTACCAAGTTGGCTCGTTGCGGTAACCGTGCTGCTAAAACCTTCACGAACATGAACAGCCTTCGCTACAAGTTAACAAGGAAGCACCCTTGGAACAAAAGGTGGAGGGGGAACTATGCTCAGTCAAAGCCGAAGACTTTCTGGCTCGCAGGGCCAAACTTCGACTTCTTGACGGAGGTTTGTTGGAAGCAATATTTGTCGCGGCTAGTTCCGCGATGGTACTACACTGATGACAACCTCAATGAGATGCTCAGTATCGAGAAGGACAAGGATAAAGAGTACGTCACTCGCGTAAGGTTCCGAAACGGTGACACGCTGGAATTTAAGACTTACAAGCAGGCGTACCTCGCCATCATGGGTCGAGCAATTGACCACCTCACCGTCGACGAAATGCCCCCTAGTCTGTCGGTACTCGTCGAGCTTATCACCCGTTGTGGTGACAAGGACGGCGAGGTGGAGCTTGGCTTCACGCCGCTCGTGGAGAACGAAGAAATCCGCGACTGGGTAGACAACCATGAGACTTTGGCAGTCCACCAGTGGGCCATTGATGACAACCCCGTCTATCGGGACAACCCCGAAAGACTTGCCCGTGTGCTCTCAGAGTGGAAGCACCTTCCAGAGCCAGAGCGCGAGGCTCGGCGCAAGGGTGACTGGTACTATCAAGATGACGGGACTCTGCGGGTATTTGAAAACGTAGTCCCTCAAGTCGTGGAAGACTTCGAGATCCCGCCATGGTGGAGGCAGGTTCGGATAGCCGATCCAGCGTCCCACCGGACAGGGTTCTCCATTCTGGCGGAAGATCCAGAGACTGGTACTTGGTATTGCACTACTGCCGTAGAGTTCGAGTGGAAAGGGAAACTAGCCACTGCACCGCAAATCGAGACGGAAATGGACCGTTTCAACACACTCGGGATCAAGTATTACTATTCCAAGTATGACAATGCAGAAGCGTGGTTCGGGGCCCACTCCAGCGGTGTATGGAGTGCCTGTATCCTCAAGAATAAAGAGTTACAGATACTCGCACTGCGTAAGCTGATGGTAGATGGGACTTTGAAATTCTTCCGCATCGGCGGTGCCCTGGCAGTCAAACAGGTCATGACCTATCGAAGGCGTGAGAGTGGTACTATCATAAAAAAGAAAGACCACGTTGTAGACACGCTGCAATATTTTGCTCGTGAGGTTCCGCCACGCCTTACGAAAGAGCAACTTAGGAGAATCATGACGAACGCCGACTGGCAGTCGGAACTGTATGAGGCTTACAAGGCGGAGAAAGCCAAGAAGACGAAGGAATCCGAAAGAGTTACAGCAATCAAGAGTAGACATTCTAGGCTTGCGGTGAGTCGAGCCAGTTTGAGAGGAAGGGGCAGAAGATGAGTATGGAGTCCGTTGTGGCTATTCAATTTGTTACACTGGGCCTAGTTGCTGTGATATCAGTATTCTGTGTAGCGGCGTATAGGATATCGGCGAACCGCATAGCCTTACTGGAGAGCAGGAGAAAATCTGACTCCTACACTACAGATAGCACACATAGGCTAGTGCAAGGTGTTCTCACAGACTACCAGAGCATCCTTGCCGCAATAGATATGGGGAAGGCGTCTGACGCTGACCACGACAGGAGACTGAAGTACATAGAGGACTTCGTCATGCAGGTAAAAGAGAACGCAAAAAAGTTGCGCGAGACCCAAGCAGAACACGCAAGGCAGATCCAATCCAGAATTGCGAGGTAGCCGAACATGGCAATGTTCACCCCGACGTCTTTTGACGACCACCAAGACTTCCTGTCCGACTTCTTGCAACAGGGCAAGATAAAGTTGGCCAGGATGAAGCTCGAATGGGACATATGCCGCGACCTTTACCAAGGAATCGCCACCAAGCCACAGGCCGGTGTCGATACCTCCTTGGTGACTGCATTGTTGCAGACAGGAGCGGTGACGACGAATCAGGATATCCCCATCGACTCCCTCAAGCTCGTTACGATGATGCTATTTTTACAGTCCAAGCTAACCTTGTCTGAGCCGAGTGCAGTCGTAAAAGCCTACACCTCAGATGAGTCCGACCACAATGCCGCTCGGTATGGGCAGAAGGTGGTCGAGCACATCAAGGTTGCCACCACCCTGAAGTCAGAGGTGGAGAAGGACTTCAACCTAAACTGTGCTAGTCTTGGAGAGGCTATCCTCTACACTGGGTGGAACCCAGACGGGGGCAAGAGCGCCCTGGACCTTCCCGAGGATTTCGATCCACTCCGTGACGAATTTACCATGGAAGGAGACTACGAATATCGTAGTGTTTCCCCTTACAATTTCATCATGGACCCGAACTGCACCAACTTTCATCACAACGCGGAGAATTGTGCGGAGTTGCGTAGGATTCCTCTGAATCAGATAGTCTACAAGATGCAGCGTCGGTACAAGGACGACCCAGAAAAGCTCCAGCAGATGTTGGAGTTCTTGGAGAACTTCGCGAAGGAGTGCACCAACCGCGAGTTCGCCGGGAAGATGATGGACGTCTCGAAGATGCAAATCAAAAAGGGTAAGGAAGTCTTGCTCTGGGAATATTGGGAGAGGGCAGAGCCATGGAATGGTCTCCTTGGGCGATACTCCCTGTTCGCAGACGTAGGTGACAATGCAAAGGCCAAGTTGCTCTTCACTGAGGACCACCCATTCAAGCATCGACAGCTACCCTTCGCAGTCTTGACAGACATGGATGTGGCAGAGGACCCACATGGCCTCAGTCGTGCTGTGTTGGCTATGGCCTGTAACGACGCTATCTCGCAACTCTACACTCAGGTCATGGCGAACGTCGAGTTGCATGGGTCTATTCGGCTCCTCGTGCCTGAAGGGTCGATGTCGAACGAGTATTTGTCTGACGCGCCCTACAAACCCATCAACTACAATGCAGCTTTGGGCGATAAGCCGTCCTATCTCGCCCCTGCATCGGTCACGAACGACATTTGGCGACTCCATTCGCTGTTGGAAAAGGAGATCGACGCTCTTTATGGTGCGAACGAGTTCAGTCGCGGGGAAATACCACGCGAATTGTCGAGCTACGCCGTATCCCAAGCGGTGGAGCGCGACGATCAGTTCAGAATCCGCATTTTCAACAAGAAAAAGGAAGTTTTCAAGCGGATATTCGAGCAAAGTATCGAGTTGACGAAGCAATATGTCACAGAAAAGCGGGCTTTCCTCATTTCTGGGGATGAGATGTCCTATGCGATGGAATCTTTCGCCGGTTCTGACATCATGGGCAACACAGGAGTCTTTGTTTCGTATGGTCTCTACCAGCCAGCAGACCCACACGCACAAAAACAGCAGATCCTTGAGTTGGTGAAGACGGGAATCTTCGAGAAGGCGGGAGGCAACTATCAAAAACTTGTCGGTACCCTTCTTGATGGAGATATGTTGGATATCCGAGACATGTTCGAGCAGTCAAAGATGATCCAGAAGCAAGAGATTGTCCGTATGATCAACGGAGAGAAAGCGCCTGTTCAGCCATGGCATGAGCACTTTGCCCACTACGATGAGATCGTGCGCTACATGCAAAAAATGCAGTTTGAGAGGCTTGACGAGGAGACCCAAAAGGCAATTTTCGCCCACAGCGAGGAACATAAAAAGGCAATCGCTGAACTCCAAGCAGCAGCCAATAAGCCGCTTCAGGGAGTCCCACAGGCAGGGGGAGCAGGGGAGAAGCCAGGAGTGGCCCCGGCACCGCCCCCGGCACAGCTAGGACCAAGCCAAGAGGCGGGCGGGGGAATCCCACAAGGGGCCGCGCCCGCAGGACCAGCAGTAGGGATCACAGGCCAAAAGCCACTGGCGTAACCGTTAACTGAAGGAGTTATCATATGCGTTTCGGAATTTCGCGATTTGCTCTGAACGATGCTACCCCCGCGGCTGGGGTTCCGGCCTCCACATCCACCTCTGTGCAAGATAGCTCGGGAGGGAGTGACGGAAATTTGACGATGGACTCGGTTGATGGGATTTTCGACCAAGTCGCAAACCACTTCCAGGCGAAGTGGGACGACCCAAAAGACAAAACGAATAACGAAGACGGGGCTAGTGACGAGGATTTCTTTGGGGACGGAGAAACCAAGGAAACTGACGAGGGGACTCCCGAAAAGGGGACCGAGAAACCTGGGGAGGAAAAGCCACCCCGAACGGATGACGAGACCTCTTTCAAACCCTACACTTTCAAAGCCACCATTGATGGTAAAGAGGTAGAAAAAACCTTCAAATCTGCCGAGGAGCTTAACGGCGCGTTGGCTAAAGCGGAGATTGCCCCTCGTCTGTGGCAAGAATCAAAGCGCCTGCGAAGCGAGATGGAGACCCTTAAGCCAGATGCAGAGTTTGCCCAGGATCTCATTGAAACCGCAAAGCAAGAGCCATTGGAGTTTTTGAAGCTCATCGAGTCTGATTTCATTTCGCCAGAGGTACTGTCTGGCTGGGTTTACGACAAGTACCATGAGTTTGCCAAAGTCGCCAACATGAGCCCAGAACAGCAAGCAGCTTGGGCCATGCAGAAAGAGGCAGAGAAAATCATCGAGGAGAACAGATATCGTCGGCAACTCGACGCAGAAGCCCAGCGCGAACAACAGCAGAGGCAGGAGCAGGAAGAGTCCCGTCAATTTCACTCGTGGGCCAGCAAGGAACAGACTCGCTGGAAGAAAGACATTCCGTCCGAGTACCACGGCAATGTTGATATGGCAATGAAAACTGTAGTAGCATATGCTAGAAGACAGCTTGATGTAGGAGAGCAAGTCTCGTTCAAGAGGATGACAGGGATGGTGAAGACCCTTCTGGAGCCTTACAAACGTAGCATGAGTCCCGCCCAACGCGAGCGGGAGGTTGCGGATGCAGTGCGTCGGAAGAAGGAACAGGCCACCTCCTCAGTGCAACGAGCAGTCAGAGGCGCGTCGTCCCATCGGAATGACGCAAACCCCGGCAGGATGGCATACACCGCAGAGGATATCTTTGACGGGGCCATTGCCGGACTTAAATCTGGTCGTAATAAGTGGAGAGATGAATAATGACGACACCAGCAGTACCTTTGTCAGTGTTGTTCCCGCGAGACGCGGGATTCAACCTGCAAGAGCTTCTGAAGATCATCCAAAAATCTGGCATCTCGGTCCTGTGGGCCAAGGTGGAAGATGCGTTTCAGCACATCATTGACCATGAGCGAAACGTGAAATGGGGACAGGAACAAAGATATGCCTTGACGGTCGACCCAGGCGGCGGTGCAATGACCCGGTTGGCACAGCAGGGCGGCGTGTTCGCTCCTGGCGACCGGACGAAGAACATCCTCGGTGTTCTGTCACCTAAATACCAATCGATCACGTACCAGTTCGAGCGGTTCCACGACCGAATCTCGAAGGACGACGTGGCTGCGTACATCAACAGCCAGAAGCAAGAGTACACCCAGAAAAACGATTTCCAAAAATCGTTCATGATTCTTCAGATGCACGCGGATGGGACGGGGCGACAGGCTACTCCTATCGGTCTGGGTGACACTGACGAAGCGGCAGCCGCCAGCTTCACCCTGACTGACAACAGCACTCCGATGAAGGTTAAGGTCTCGGGCCTTAACTCCAATCCTGGGTCTGTGTCGTATTTGATGGAAGGCTCAGTCATCTCCCTCATGTACATCGACCTCGATGCAAACAATGACGGAACCAATGACACTGTGCCTACCAATGCTGGTGCGTTCCCTCGCCTGCTGTCCCTTCTGTTCACGGATACTGCTGCGGCTACTGCGCAGTACGATGCCTTCCGCGTTGTGGAAGTCGACATCGAGAATGATGCAGTCCTCGTGATGCCTGCCCGTGAGTACACCGCGACGTTGGCCACCAAGGGTGACTACGTCCAGGTGAATGAGTGGGTAGAGAATGGCGCAGCCGGTGTCGTCACGGTCACCCCTGTCAAGGGAATTCGTTGCGATTATCCGTCTGTCGACGCGGGTCACGGTGTGGCTCTCGGCAACTTCGCCCAGGTATTCGTGGCCGGTGCAGCCGGAACCTACATCTCCCTCGTGCATCCGTTGTACATCAACAACACTCAGGCATCTGCCAAGACTCAGCTTGGCCTCGGCTGGACTTCCGCCACCGAGATTTCTGCCATCAGTGATGGTGTGCTGACTGGACTTGAGACGCTTCTCACTGACCGTACTCACACGGTCCATGGAATCGCTCGCGGGGCCATTCGCCAGTACCTCCCGACCCACAAAGACGGGCATATGAATGACCTGTCGTACAACATGATCTACAGCGCAATCGCGCAGCATGTGAACCGCAATCGTGGCACACTGCCTGAGTGGAGCATCCTTGGCATGAACCCAGTTCCGTACTCCTCCATGGTCTCGGCGTCTGAGAATGACCGCCGAATCACCGAGGGAACTGGTATCCGTGGTGAGAAGGGGGCCAAGTACATCGAGGTGTTTGGCAAGAAGTTCCAGCTTGAATCTAGCTCTGTCCAGAAGAAGGGCTTGATTTACTGCGTGGCTGACAAGGCTGTGAAGCTGAAGGACGGCGAGCTTTCCGATATCACGGTGAGCGGCCAGAATCAGTTCCTCACCATCCGTGACGGGAACCGCGTCAATGTTATCGAAGCCTACGGCGAAGTCGTGGGTGAGATGGCGGTTGAGGGTGTTCGTCGGTGCATGTACATAGATAACTTTAAGTACTCGACCTTCTGAACATCCGAGTGGGTAATCACTAGGATATTTGACTTCTGCTTCCACTGGGGCTACGGTCCTGGTGGAGGTGAGAAAGATGAGTCAGGTAGATCAGATGATTGGTAAGCGATACGGTAGGTTAACGGTGATAAAAGCGGCCGCCCCGAAGGGGCGGCAGCAACGTTGCCACTATCGCTGTGACTGCGGGACTGTTGGGGAGACTTACATCTCGAACATTCTCAGGGGTAACTCTAAAAGTTGTGGGTGTTTAAAGAGGGAGGTAACCGCCCAGCGTAACCGTGACACCAAGAAAACCCATGGCAAAACGGGCTCGCCAGAGCATGGAAGCTGGGGGTGCATGTGGCATAGGGTCAGGCATGCTGACCCCAGTCATCCTTTGCTGAGGTACTATGTTGGGGTAACCGTTTGCAAGGAATGGGAGTCCTTTGAAAGGTTTCTGGCCGATATGGGGCCACGTCCGAAGGGCGGGACCCTGGATAGGATAGATAGCTCTAAGGGATACTGCAAGGAAAACTGCCGATGGGCGACCAAAAAGCAGCAAGCCGAGAATAGGAAATCCACGATAGTCGTAGACTACTTTGGGGAGGAGACGTCCTTGGCTGAAGCATGTAGGCGACTAGAGATTCCCTACGGAACTGTGCGTATGCGGATACGAAGGGGCAGGACACCTCTCCAAGCATTGGTCATGGGGGGAAAGACTGACACCGATTGGGATTTCTCAGACATAGAGTAACATGCCCGTCAAATGAGACGGGCTTTTTAGGAGATCGGATATGATCCCAGCTACTTTGAAACTGACGAAGAACCACGCTGAAACTTGGGACCGCCACTGGACACCAGGGACCATGGGACCGGCCACTCCCGGACGTGCATTTATTGCGGGGCTCTCCGGTCTCGCAATCGACTTCATGAACGAGAAACTGTGGCCAGAGGACATCTCGGGCGGTGCGCTCTTGATGTTGGAGGATATCCCCGCGTCTCTCGCTCTCTCGCTCGCGGCTCCTCTGAAATACTTCTTCCCCGCCCACTCCCTCGTGCTGAAAGCTGGTTCCACGGGAATCGGTGGCGTTGCCGCTACGACAGGGGTTATCCCGTACTCCGCCCTTCAGCCACGGGTGCGAGGAATCCTGAACATTGCCTTGGGCGACGTGGACGCTGAGTCCTGCGTCTCGCTGTCCAGCCATGGCCTGAACTGGCTTCGCATGCAGGCCCTCCAGTCCTGGGAAGTCACCTTCAACCTTTGCTACATTGTCAATCCTGACATCACCGCTGCAAATGGTGGCGCTCAGTTTGGCGTTGGTAGCACCGACACCGACGACGATCCGGCCAACCCACTGGCCACCCGCTTTTGTGCGTTCCGCATTGCGGCCAACCGGATCTTCCTCGACGATGAGACTACCACGGGCATCGCACAGGAAACGATTCCTGAAGGCCCAACCTCCCTGACTCTTCAGTATGACGCTGGGCGGCATGCCATCAACGCCTATATCAACGGGCGATACCTTGGCCGTTCCATCTGTAACGCTGCGTTCACCGCTGCGGGAATTGCCTGCCGAGTGTACCACACTGCGGCGTACACCGCCCTGGGTGCCGCTCCTCTTTCCGTCGGTGTCGACTCCATCGTGGCCATCAACCCTCCAACGTTCGGGTGAGTAAATGGGTAGGCGAGGAACAACACACAATATGAGTAGGACTCCCGCCTATAACTCGTGGAAAGCCATGCGTAGCAGGGTAAAGAATGTGCCTTCCTACCAGCATGTTCCCATATGCGAGGAGTGGGGCACCTTTGAAGGATTCCTCAAAGATATGGGAGGTCGCCCTCCGGGAACATCTCTTGATAGGATCGATAACTCAAAAGGGTACTGCAAAGAAAATTGTAGGTGGGCATCGGCGATCGATCAGGTGCGAAACAGGTCGGTCACGAGGTGGGTCGAAGGAATTACCCTCACAGAATCAGCTAGGGAATCGGGGGTATCCGCTACCACAGCTTTCGCAAGGGTAGACAGGCTCGGGTGGAGCCTTGACGATGCTATACGCACTCCCGTCAGGAGATGCCTACGCCGGAAAGCCCGATTGGTACTTGGCAAGACTATCACTGAGTGGTCTAGGGAAACCGGAATTAGTCTATCCACTATTTCTGCTAGACTAAAGGCTGGGTGGAGTAGTGAGGATGCAATTTCCCTCCCTGCTGGGTGCTCTGAGGCATACCACAGGAAGGCAGACACAGGGTGGGATTTCACATGACTACACAAAATACCACTTACTTACGGTTACGGTATATCGAGTTAAATAGTAAGTCATGGTTTAGGGATTGGTCCTACAATTTGCAACAGATTGACTCTATCGGGCGGATGCTTCGTGTTCCGGTCGGCGCGGGTAAGTCCTCGGCAATAAGGTCTTATCTCGCTGATGGGACACTTGCAGAAGTCATACGGTTTGTGCCTGAGAATGACATTGTTAACATTCGCATCGGGCGAGTCGGGAAAGGCGATAGAATTTACTTCGACGCTGACCTACTCTTCCAGAATGTTTCTTTGACTAATCAGGTGTCGGCATACAGCAGTTATCGCATGTCCCTTGGCGCTACGTGGGTCGATGAAGATGGGGGAGTCGGAGATCCGATCTCCAATACCCAGCTACTCATCAACCCGCGTAACAACATCCGTTCTGTGATGGAAATTCCGCCCGCCTACACTACGGGAATCACCGACGTGTCATGGCTGGGGAGTGGGCCACAGTTGGAGACTGACGCCAGTGGCATTGGGTCAGGTATGCACTTTCTCAAATTTTCAGTGCAGACAGGCACGGCTACGAGGAACTTTCTCGTCCCCGCCTATCTGCTATGAGGTGACATATGAAGAACGCAATGGACAAGTTCCTTGAGACTGGCAGCGCCGAAGAGGGCGGTGAGGAGGGAATGGATTTGGACTCGGTGGGGTCCATGTTCGACGAGGGGGCCGCTGACCCTCTGATGGACGCCCTATCCTCGGCTGGGTTTGAAGTTGACGAGGAGAAGGCACAGAGGATTCGTGCTATCCTCGAAGAGACGCCCGAGGACATGGAAGGCGAGGAGCACGAATCGGCTGAGAGCCCAGGAATGGAGAAGGCCGAGCATGCGGGGGTCTCGCCCCAGGGAATGATGTAACCCGAATTGCCGAAACTGACTGAAGTCGGAACATCGCTTCCCGGTCATCCGTGGGAGCGATTTTCTTTTGGAGGTAACATGGCTACCAGAGTTCGAGACATGATCCAGTCGATCCGGGATATCTGCCTGGAGTACGATTCGGGACCGTTCGATGACGACTACATCGTTAGGAAAATACAATTTGCCGTCAACTATATTTACAATCACTACTTGAAGTCCAATCAAGGGTTGTTCTACAGGTACCACTACATCGACATCAAGACGCGAGTATTCGAGTACGACATACCCAAGCAGGTAGTGGGGAAACGCATCGAGCGTCTCGAAGTCCCGACGCCCCCACAATACGGCGGCATGCCGTTTGCGTGGTCGGAGATTGAGAAGAAGGATCGCCGGACGGCGTCCAAGTTCGACTCGCCCCGGACCCCTACCCTCATCCCCTCGGCATGGTCCCAGTGGGACAACAAGATTTTCATCGCTCCTCCACCCTTGGTGCCTTACAAGGCGCGTCTGGCGGTGGCCCTCAAGCTACCTCCCGTGAAACGCGACGAAGGCATCATCACGAGCTTCTCAGGGGCAACCTTGAGGCTGGATGACGCCCCCTCTCCGAACATGCACAATGCACTCTCGGTGGAGGGCCAAAACTTCCTTTCGGTGTGCTGTGGGCAGACAGGCAGGATCAAGAAGGTCTACCCATTTGAGCAAATCAACGGGCTTGAGGTCACTCTGACCAGCAGCGACCGGCAGACCCTCAATGGATTCCCTGTGACAAGTGTTTTGAGTGTCAACGTTTACTCTGTAACGTTTGACCCACTCCTGGGGCTCGTGACCCTCAACACCCTGGACGATGTCCCGAGTGACGTTCAGCCGAATTCCTTTCTTGAGTTAACATATGGATTAACTCCTGG